ACAAGAATAGAAAACGGCCCCGAAGGGCCGTGAAACAGGCGTAGGACGCCAAAGACTGACGCGCTCCGCTTGTCCCCTCCATCGTTAAGACGATGAGGCCGTCTTAACGACGGAGGCCGATTCCGCCTCCGGCGGCCCTGCCGGGGGCTTGGGCTTAGAAATTCCCAAACCCTCGAATTCACCGGCATTCGCCGGGTTAGAAACGAAGTCCATGAACGCGCCCGCGTCGTTACCAAACTTGGCGCGGACCCGAGGATCGAGGCGCATGAACGCCTCTTGAGCCTCAGTAACAAGCATCAAAGCAGTCTGATAATCACCAGGAAGCTCCGTGAAATCGCCATACACCGGCGGAACCACAGCATCAGGAAGTTCGCCAGTGCGAACGAACTTCGCAACGATGTTGTTGATATCCACCTCCTCCCGGAACTGTTGTTGAGTAGGAGATTCGGACCCAGTATTCACACCCGTTTCCGAAGACACGACGTCACCGTCGTAATTGAAGCCGGTGCGAAACACCGGAACTGCCTTGGGAGTTCCCATCATTACCTACCTCCATAAAGAAGACGACGCGCGCCAAGCGCGCTATTAGCGACACCACCGACCGTAGAAAGGGTCTTGTCGGAAAACCGATAGTTCCGACCCATCCACGAATCCTCAAACGCCGCATCATTGACAGCCGCAGGCACCTCGAGCCCGCGTATTTTGGCCTCATGAGCCATCTTAGTCGCCTCCGACTTGAGCATCGCCAGGCGATCCCCGTAGCCTTCTTCCGACAGACGACCAAGGTACGTCGACTGTTTAGCGCGACCGATGATATCCAGGCCTCGAGCCGGATCATACCGACGACGGAAAACCGACTCGGACAACGACACATCCGTGTCATGCTTGAGCTTCAACCAGGTATCTTCGAACATCATCATCCGTTGCCGAAGGTCCGCATCCTGGGTAAGCGTGTAATCCGCACTGTTCGACGTCGAGGTAATCTGCGCCTCAATCAAACGCTTTTCAGCATCCACCTTATCCGCTTGCGCGGTAGTCAATGCGGTCTGAGCATTCAACTGATTAGCCTGTTGAGCCGAAAAATACGACTCGACCGCTTTACCAAGCGAGTTCTCGACACGAATACCAGCACCCGCAGGCGTAGAGGCACCGCCTTGCGAGTAACCGAGCATCGGGTTAAGACCGGCAGCTTTCATATCAGCCACCCCACGCTGATAAGCAGTATTCGACATGCGTTCCTGAAACGCCATCTGAGCATTAGCAATGTCGATATTCGTGTTATTTGCCGACTGCTGCCCATAGTAGCCAACGACCGCAGAAAATGGCCCAGTTAGGTCCATGACGATCCCCTTAGAAGTGATCCAGCAAGCCAGGCACAGAGAACATCGGCATAGGCCGAGTCCACTGAGAATTGAAGACGGCATCGAACAGAATTTGCTGACCGTTCGCCGAAGCACCCACAGCGAGAATCCGCGACAACGGCGGGTTTTCGACGATGAACGCATCATTGAGAACCGGCCGAGAAGTGAATTTTTGCGACAAATGCCAGGCGTCGATAGTCCCCGACGAAGTAGAACGCATCAGACCAGTGATTTTGCTACGGCCATAACGCATTTCCGCCCATCTTTCTTGATAGCCGAACACGTCATTGTCAGCGGCCGAGCCATCGCAATAGATTTCCTTGGACAAAACCGCCTGTTCGCCCAAAGAGGCGAACGCCGGAAAATAAAAATCGTATCGAGTAGAGCGGGACCACATCTTGTCAAGCCCTTGCTGATACGAAATGTCGGCGCGCACATTCGCCAGGCCGATGATATAGCCATGCTCAACACACGAGTAGGTGAAGCCATTGCGCTTCGAAACAAACGACATGACACCCGACAGATTGCCGAGCGGAGTAGAGCCACCAGTGAGACCCGAGCCCGACGTCTGAGCAACAGGATTCACGACGATCGGAGTAGAACCACCGCCGAGGTATTCCGGACGTTGCAAGCGAGCATCCGGCGAATTGACGCCGAAATGAGCCTTGACCATTTCCGTATAGCGCGTCCCGCCTCGAGCGTCACGCTCGAGCAGTTTCTGGATAGCAAACGACGTACGCAGTTGATTGATTGTCGCCGCAGTAGCCGACGCCAGGTCAGCGTAGAGAACGTGGTCAGGACCAGCCGGAGTCGCAGTGACGGGGCCGGCGAACGACGTAGCGTAACCAAAGCCCGCGCCACTTTTCAAACCCACAAACTTGTTGTCAGCGACGCCAGACGTTCCCATTTCGTCGTACTTGATTGGAGCGACAGTCCCCATCGGAATAGACACGGCAGTATTGCCCTTTTGAGGCCACGGCAGACAGGACGTGAAATAGTCTTTCCTCTTGGTACGCGGCCCGAGAATGTAGTCCGTATTAGGGTCAGGACCGTCATCAGTCCGAGGAGCCCAGGTGCCGGTCAGGTTTTCATCCCGGAACCATTCATGATGAATGAGCCGATAGGCACGCAGAGGAAGCACGTTCACCGACACCGTATTGCCGCCAGCGACTTGACCCACGGTAGGGAGGCCGAAATAGTCATAGAGCGAGCCCACAGTGAAGCCGCCCGCAGGCGACACGACTTGAGGCACCGTGTAGGCAATGGAATCGCCAGGCGAGTTTTGCTCGCCCATGAACTTGCGGAAGTTCGCCCACACCAGGCGAGTCGGCACGAAGAAGAAAAACGTGTCGAGGTGCAGGTTATCCATCACCGGAAAAATCGGAGTAGCCAGGCGACCGAAGCAAGTAGCATCAAGCGAGACCGTATCTCCCGGAATGCATTCCTCGCAGTAAATCGGGATCAAATTGCCAGTATTGAAAGCCGTCTTGAGACTGAACGACCGATTGAACTTCGACCGCGGAATATCAGCCCGCGGGATCATAGCGAAGCGATCCTGAGAAACCGATTGATTACGAAACATGATGAACCTCCTTCTTGACACAAGCCGACGCCTTACAAAGCAGAACCGGAAGCACCGAAGTCAGCAACCCGGACTGATCATCAAACGAGCCGATGAGATACAAATCGAAATCTTCCGGATGCCGGTGCAAATCATCCGTACCATCCGGGCGATTGACCTCATCCGACAGCGAACGCACCGCCACCTTGTCCGAATGAGTGAAAATCGGCCGGCCGAACAAACCGGAAACATTGTCACGCAACGAAACAACAGTCATTTCCATCACAAACTCCGTTTCTTAGAAGAAAGAGCAGCACTTGCAACAGCCTCACGAACCGCCAGGCGTTCAGGCGTGCGCTCATAGGCCTGTACTTCATCAACGACGACACGACTATTCAACTCCTCGTCACTTTCAATTGTGACGACGGCCGAATCAAACTCGCGCTGAGCCTTTACGTCAGCATAAAGCAGCGGATCCATACGCTTAAGCCGCTTGTCATAGTACCGAGGAGGACGAACTTTCATAGCCCGAGAAACAACGAAATCGCCAGGGAAAATATCCTTGTGGAATTGATCGAAGAACGTCGCACCGATCCCAGGCTTTAGAGACATGCGAGTAAATTCAGGCGTCAACCAAGTAACTTCGCCGGTATCCTCATCCACCACTTTGTAATGATCCCGAGCAGCATCACCCGTCACTTTTTTCATGACATACCGCGCCACATACGCAGCACTTTCAAACGAGAACGCACCGATCAGGGAATGTCCGTAAGGCCAAAGAGTTTCAAGCAGTTCAGAGCGATAGAGAGTTCCGCCGGAACCTCGTTTCCATACCTGCCGGTCTTCGAAAAAATCCAGACCAAAGAGTATGCAATGGTAATGCGGACGACGATCCTTATCGCCATATTCTCCGCACATATAGAACCGAAACGGGCCACAAACCTTGCGCACGCGCTTACAAAACTTCTGAAAATCGCCATAGCGTAAGTTCCCATCCTTCGGCAGAAATTCATCCGAGTAAGTCAACGTCAGAAACGAATTGCGCTCATGCATCTTCGCCTCATGAACACACCGGACGGCCCATTGCCGCGACCTTTCAAGGCGGCACCCAATACAACGACCACAGGGCAAAGAAATACGCCGAGCGTCACGACCCTTGACCTCGGCAAAAACGACCGACCCGTCGGCACTCTGCCAGGCCTCCAACGGGTGATAACACGCCATTACAGACGCCAGCCGCCACGCTGAGGCGACGACCGAACGTTGACGGACTTCGACCGCGAACGATTGCGCCCGAACTGACGCGCAGACCGACCCTTTGACACAGACTTTCGAAACATATCGAACCTCCTTCGTTGATAATCTGGGGCCACCTAGCACCATTAGACCAAGTACAGACAAGGTGCTAGGAAAAGCGTATCAACCGACCCGCTGCAAGTCAATGACTTTACGAAGTAGCGAAAGAATCTCCTTATCCGCCTCCGAAAGGCGATCAGATTCAGAGAAATAGCCGCGAAGGTACGCGACAAAGAACGTACAGGACATGTCACCGAACTGACCATCAATAACGTATTCAGCAGCAGCCTTAACAGACTTAGACAGATTCGACATGATAACTCCTTGATGTAATTGGAGTTTATAGTATAGCAGAAGCAAAGAACTATGCAATGCGAATAATTGCACAGTTAAAGTGCGAAAACGCACAACCCAACGCCAGACCTCCGCAAGCTACGGAAAACGCGTTGGAAAGGGCAGAAGCCCAACAAGAATAGAAAACGGCCCCGAAGGGCCGTGAAACAGGCGTAGGACGCCAAAGA